AAAACAGAAGATTCTGCTGTGAACAAACTTCGCGCACGGCTGGGGGGTGTATGACTGAATACCTCAACTCCACAGACCTGCACACCCTCACCGGCTATGCCCGCCCATTGAAGCAACTCGCATGGCTCAAGGAACACGGCATACCGCACCGCGCTGATGGCAGCAGGGTCATCGTCGCCCATCGCCATGTGACAAGCTGGCTGGAGGGGCGTAGTATGGTTAGCTCGTCAGGCCCGAACTGGAGTGCAGTGAAGTGAACAAATACCCACGCCTACGCACCTACACCAAGAAGGGAAAGGCCGGACAGGTGTGGACATGGTGGGCCTACGATCAGCGCCCCCACGGGCCTGAAATCCCCCTTGGTAGCGATTACACAAAGGCAATCCAGAAATGGGACGAACTGCACAACCAGAAGGCGCGGATTGTCGGACGCATTCAGGAGGCGATTACCCGCTGGCGCGAGGAAGTGCTGCCCGGGTATGAGAGCAAAACCACGCGGGACGGTTACACCAAGAATCTGAAAACGATTGAAGCGTGGTGCGGGCAAATGGCTTGGGGTGAGGTAACTGTGCCCATGCTTCGCCGGTATCTGAAAGCGCGAACCGCCAAGACGCAGGGCAATCGGGAAATGTCCGTCCTGCAAATCGTCTGGAATTTTGCAGTGCTGGAAGGCATCACCGAAATAGGATGGCCCGCCGCTGGCATGAAGAACTGGAAGAACGTGGAGACTGCGCGGGAATTTGAAGTCACCGATGCGCTATTTAATGCGGTGTATGAGCAGGCCGATCAGGTACTCAAGGACTGCATGGACATAAGCACCACCACGGGTATGCGCCTGACTGACGCGAGAACCTGCCGGATGCCGGTGGACGGTAAGCTGCGGTTCAAATCAAGCAAGCGCGGCAAGTGGAGTTATTTTGAGGTTTCAGAGTCTCCGGTGCTGACCGACCTGATAAAGCGCCGGGGGCAGGCTGATTGCGTCATGCTGCTGACCACACCCACCGGCAGGGAGGTTTCTGCATCCATGCTGCGGGACAGGTACGAAACCGCCAGGATGCTGGCAGCAGAGGCCCACCCAGAGATTGCCGGCCAGATTAAAGCGATGTACCTGCGCGACTGCCGCAAACGTGCTGCCGACCTTGCCGACGATATGGAAAGCGCATCCAAATTGCTCCAGCACAGCAGCGCGGCGCTTACAGAAAAACATTACAGAACCAAGGCCACCAAGCTGAAAGCGGTGCGTTAGGGTTTACCCCTAGAAAATATTTTCGAATAGTTCTTGCAATCTCCTGAATTGCGTATATACTTCAATCATCGCAACACAGAAGGAGATTGAAACCATGAAGTCTTATTTCAAAGCAGTCCACAGCACCGGCACCGTGCACCTGCGCGCATCACAAGCTGGCCGGCCTTACGCCTGGGCAGAGGTCGGATCAAAACTCAACTGCGTGGCCTTCGCATCCAAGCGTCCAGGCAAGCTGTCCAAGTACGCGCCAGCTGACGCCGAGATCGTCCCAGCTGAGGAGATCACTGTCACCGAATACAACCTGCTGCTGAAGGCCAACAAGGTTGGCTGCAGCGTTGTCTTCCGTGGCAAGAAGTACAGCCACACCGACAACATCCAGCAGGACCGTACCGTCTGCGCGCTGTGCTTGCACTTCCCGCACCACGAAAACAAAGTCCCCCTGGCCCCTCGGGATGAGTCCCAAGATTGGAGTGTTCAGTGCTGGACTGAGCACCCTGAAGGGTACTGGGTCAATGTCAGCAAGGAACACGTTTCCGTCTGGTTCTTCAGCAGCAAGGAAGAGGCACAGAAGGTCGCGCAACGGTATGAAAGCATGGATGCGGCATACCAGACCCCAGATGTGGTCGAAGTTCTGGACGTATTGCAAGACTAATCAACCAACGGGGCTACGGCCCCAACTTAGGAGAATCAAGATGATTAGAAGTAAAGCAGACCTGCTTGCGGTTCTGAAATACTCACCAGACCGCCGCTTGTTCGGCAACTCCAAAAACCGCCCATCTGCGCCTTGGACTTATACGGTCAGCATTGGCGACGATTCGCACACTGTTGAACTTGTTGTCCACGGCAGCGCGGTAAATGCCGCCATCAAAACGGGCGAGATAAAGCAGGTACGTGGCAGTTGGAATTATTCTGTGCACAGAGCAGCATGACAGGCGGCAAACGCGATGGCGCTGGTCGACCACCTTCTGCCAATCCAGCGACCAAGCTGGTGACGGTGAAGATGACCCCGGCGCAGCACCAGAAGTTTCTTGAAATTGGCGGCAGTCGCTGGCTCAAACGAATGCTTGAAACCACACCCGCATCATCTTCTGCTACTATGGAAAAAGTCAGGTGAAAATGCAGGTGTGATCTGGCGCTAGGCCACGCCCCTATTCAAACCGCTACGGGACTCAAAATCCCCCGCCGCAAGGCGTGCCGGTTCGAGTCCGGCCCCGGGCACCATCATTTTTGCGGTAGTGACTACTAACCGCACCTGCATCGCACCAGCAGGCACACCTGCATTTGCGCTACTTAGCAGGCTTCAAGCTGTCGATGCCCTTGCCAATTTGCCGCAGTCCAGCGTATGCCCAAGGCAGCGCCAGCAGCAACGCGACAAGCTCTAGACTTGGGTTGTCTGCCGATACCCCGTAGCCAATAGCCGCCACCAGACTAAGCCAGCTTTGGCCGGGCCGCGTCCAGCGAATAAAGCGATCTTCTGCCCTATCGCCTGCGCGGATAGTCTCTTGCGTTTCGTGATGCTCTGCTGCTAGGTCATCAAGTCGCATCTTTTCCATCGCCTGAATGTGGGCGCGGATATTCGCATCGTCCTGCACCGCAAGCTCGCGCAGCCGCACGACTGTTGCCGGGTCGGTTTGAAGCGATTGCAGCGCAGCCGCAGGGTCGTTGCTGCCCGTGGCGCTACTCACCAATGCGACACCAGCAGCCACAGCGCCGGGGATATTGCCGGTAAGCAGTGACCCCACCAGTGCAGCGCCGGAGCCTGCATTGCCCTTGATCCATTCACCAACGTCTTGCCAGTTCATGCGTATTCCCTCGTTCCCATAGAGTCGATGCGTAGCGCCATTTGGCGACCTCTTGGGTCTAGGCTCAGATGACACCATGCCCCGTTCCATTCGTTTATCACCTGATCGTAGGCAAGTCCAGATGACCTAATCCTGTCGATGATCTGGTTCACAGTACCGAACTTTGGGGCGGTGAAGTCGATGGCCCAGCCCAGCAGGTGCGCAGAGCCTTGGGAGCCTTTGACCGCAGCGTTCAGGGCTGGTGAGCGGTACCAGCTGGAGATCAGGATGGGCTTGCTGTCCAGCAGCGTACGGACCTGCTCCATCATGCTGGCCGCGGCCTTCATGTTGTCCAGGATGTCGATGGTCGGGTCGTTTGCAATCCCCATACGTGAAGCAGTTTGACTATGCAATGCTTCAGAGAGGGAAAAATGGTCACTCAGTTGCATAGTTGCCTCACTCGTTCGGCTACAAAAGGGTTCACGTCAACAGCTACCGCTGCGGCCTCTTGGATGGCGATGTCCCAAATCTCTTGGAATATGGCTTGGCCCACTTCTTCGTTGTGGTTAAACAGGGCTTGCGTGGCGTAATGCTGCGCCCACCAGAGTCGGAAGCTGGCCTCTTGCGGTGTCATAAATCCTCCGTCAAGTCGGTGATCTCTTTCTCGATTTTCTCCGGTATCTGGATGCCGTTTGTTGTCAGCAGTCCATTCAAGTGAGTCACCAGAACAACCAAGCGCGTGACTTTGACTTGCTGCTTGTGTATCAAGCTGTCCATCTCGTTCATGCGCTTTTCATGGGCCAAGAGCCGGTCAAGCACATTGCCCTCTACCCTGTCGCCTTTGACTGCGTTCACTATTTTTGGCCCGAATATCGCCAAAGCGACGATGCCAAGGATGAAGGTTGCGGCTGTGCCCAAAGTACCGGAAGTCAGCAGTTTGATGATTTCCAGTTCCATTCAATCCTCCATCCAAGCGCGTGACAAAATCCAGCCTTCAAGTAGGGCGCATATCCCATACATCGTGCCGAATGCGAGCGTTTCAGGGCGCTGCAAGTTGGATGCCAAAAGGAAAGACCAGAAGCAGATTCCGAAAAACGGGGTTGTGCGGCGTGTCCACTTAAGTCCCTCCCACCAGATAAGCCAAACCAATCTGGCGCACCAAACGTAAGACACCATCAACGCCCATACCCACCACGGAGCAAGGCGCATTAAAAGGTGCGTATCACCGTTTTCGTTAAAGCTGGACAGGTACATCCCAAACGCCGCAAGCGGGTAGAGAAACAGTGTCAGCAGCTTGAGTGGCCTTGTGCTGTCCCAATAAATTGAGGTGAGCGGGTGGTTCATATCAGCGCTTTAATATGCCCACTGCTGATCTTGTTAATCGCCTCCCCGAGTTGCCAATGTTTCAGACTGTGCGGGGCAGTACGCTCCAGCGTGTGGCTGATCGTCCATTCGCCTTTTTTCGGTGAGAAGAACAGGTGAGCCAGCACCATGTCCAGCAGCCAAATGATGATTGCGTACACCAGCAGATGCACGTGCCAATAGCTGCGGTTTGGGTTGTCTGAGTACCGGATGGCGGGGGCCACCAAGGGCAGGCACTTAAGCAGGAAACCAATCACAGTTGCTCTCTCAGCAATGCGGCCTCTGCCTCTACTGCGTAAACCTTTGCAACGCCGGGAATGGTGGACAAGTCAACAGCGCCGTTTGTCACTGTCTTGAATGCCTCTGCCATAAGCATCACTGTTTCGCGCAGGTTGCGCTGGGTGAGCGTGTTGTCTGCGTCCAGTTGTGCAAGTTTGTCCTGCACGGTTGGCTCTGGTGGAACAGGCTTGAGTGCTTCCGCTTCTTCGTCTGTGATGGCAATAGAGCCAGCGGGGAGAAGATGAACGAAATAATCGTCATCAAGGAAGTGGACAGAGTTGTCGGGGGTTTTGTAGTGCATGGTGGTTCCTAGAACAATCTGAATGCTTTTGCGATAGTTACGACTCCGCCAATTTCGTTGAAGCTGTAACTTGCCCCTGTGGGCACTGGAAACACTATGCCGATGTTTGATGCAGCGTTGTATGTGCTTCCAGACCTTGCAATCTCTACACCATTCACGGTTCCATTAAGTGAACAAGCTGGCCCTGCTGCACCACTACCGAGAAGGCTCAGTAAAAACGGCCTGCCGAATGTGTTGTAGTAGGTGGTTGCTTTAACGATTCCGGTTACATCGACTTGTTGCCCATACCCCAAGGAGGACATAGCAGCCAGAGCCTGCCCACCAAAGCCCTGAACCTTGCTTGGTGTAGTGGCCCAAGTTCCTGCGGTTGCCTGTGTGCTTTCAACGTAGCCAACAACGCGATATGCAACGCTGGTACGTGCTGTTGTGGAATAGACAACATTGGAGGAGTCAGCGCCCGTACTCATTGCGGTAGTGCTGATTAGCCCTGTCTCTGTCAAGTCGTTACCACCAGCGATATTCACAACAGCTAACTCCATCGTCCCTGCGTTGTTCAGCGCGAGGATGACGATGCGAGACTGTTGTGCAGAGACTGTTCCGAGTGTGGCTGTGTCGGGTACGTTTAACGTAAGAGTGGAACTGCTGGTTACATAAGTAACTGAACCACTGTCAGCGATGGTGTTGCGAAACCCGAGTGAACAGGCGTTTAGAGAAACGGTGAGGACGTTACCAGCAACAGACGCGCCCACAGGCATGATCTGAGGCTGTGCTGCGGAAGGCTGTATAGAACCGTTTGCGAAGGCGATGCCATCGTTTGTGAGAATGAGATCAGCAGCCATTTAGGAAACCCTTGTTATGGTGAATTGAACGGCGCTTGGGTTTGATCCAACTGCCACCCCGTTGAGGTGTGGTCTAACAACTGAGCCAGCAGCGAGGTAGCCCGTCCAACTTGTCGCAGCCGGAGAATTTGCACCCACGTTAAGCATCGCAAGCACTTCACCTGCGTTTGTGATGGACTGAATAGCCACCGTTGGCTGCGTAGTGTTAAGAGATAGCCCGAGATAAATAGCCGTTGTACCTGTGTCTCCAACACTGCAAGCGTAAACACCACTCGTATTGACGGTTACTGATGCTCCATTTGTTGCATCATTTGAAAACGTGAGGTCTGAACCTTGGATAACGCATCCATTTACACCGTTGGTGACGTTTGTATATTTGCGGATTACCGTGTTAGTTGAACCAAATCCGTTAGCCGTATTCACCCTCACCATGCTCTGCACCGCAGAGTTAGCTGGTACTTTCAGAAACGTAGGAGTCCCATCCGCAGCAAAGGACAGAGCATTAACTTGCGCTCCTGCTGTACTGCCCGTTTTTAGTGTCAGAGTTCCATCGTCACCAGAGGCTATGTTTACGCCAGTGGTGGTGGTTGAGGCTGATAGTGTTGTTGTTGGCATGGTGTTACTCGTACATGATGGCGACTGAGCCGTTGTCGAAAGTGTCTGTACCGCCTGCGGTTGTTAGTCGAATAATGTCAACCTCCCCACCAATGGAATACTTAGCTCCCGAATAAACGCTTACTCCGTTGTCGTTACTCCGTGCCAAAGTGCCAGAGCAAGTCCAGATGCCGGTGCTGTGCTTTACAAGGGTTGCAAAACCGTCATATTCAGCAGCCGCACCTCCATGAGTAAACTCAAGCACGAATGCGGTGGTTGAACCAGCTTGGTTCGTGTTCAAAGTTACAGAGCTGCGGTAATTCGTAGTTTGAATAACCCCGCCAGTTCCGACCTGCAAAACCAAAACACTCGTGCCGTTTGTGCCGACTTGGTTAAAAATGAAGGTGATTCGCTTCGCCCACGTTGGCACTGTGAAATCTTTTGTTGTGCCGCTAGTGGTTGCTAGTGCCGTTGCCAGAGTCAAAGGCTGCGACAACTTCGCTGGAGTCACATTTGCATCAACAATGTCAGCCGTTTGGATAGTCGCATCAGGAAGCCCTCCAAGGACTAAACCCGTGATTGATCCGTCACCGGAAAGTGTCATGCTCATAGAACCACCAATCTTTGTCCACTAGGGACAGTTAGAGAAACACCGCTGTTAATCGTGAGTGGCCCAACAGTCGAAGAGTTGTAGCCAGTCGGAAGGGTGTAGCTTGTTGTCATCACTGTCTTGTTGTTCTGGAACACCGTGTCAGTGCCGCCACCAGTAGCACCGCCGCCACCGCTGCCCATGCTGTAAATGTTCCAGCCGTTGAGAGCCTGATTTGGGATTGCCAAGCAGGTATATCCCGCTGTGGTAGTGATGTTTGCACCGCTGGGAATGTTCAGAGTCGTGGCGTTGTGCGTCAGGGTGAGGATGCCCTGAAACCGCAGGAACCGTGGCCCGTTGTAGGTGGAGCCGAGTGATGTGATCGTCGTGGTTCCGCTGATCTCAACGAACTGGCTGTTCTGCCCACCAATGTCGGTGGTGGTTCCAGAAGCGAGAACTACGGGGTTGGTGAACCCTTTACCGTCACGCAGTTGAGCGATGAAGCTGGACAGTGCGCGTTGGGTGTCGTCTAGGGTGGCAGGAGAATCACTACCTGCGGGATAGTTAGATGCCGCTGTTTGCGACAACTCAGAAATTAAGACCGGTATCGGCATAGTGGACTCCTATACCGTGATTGTCCAAAGTGGTAAAGGCGGGTTATAGTGCGCCGATGGACAAACCGATACTCATTGGCTGGCTCTGCGCCCTTGCCTTCTTGTGGCTTGTGGACTACCTACGGCGCAAGTAAACCACCGGCTGCCAGCCCAGGCAGCAAGTAGGGCTGCACCAGGCTCTGCTTTGGTTGCTCTGCCAGTAGACCAGGCAGCACGTTCTGAGCCTTTGACGTACCCACAGAGAGCGATATGTTCTGCAGCGGGTCAAGGACAAACTGCTGACCAAAAGGCAACTTGCCTGCCAGGGCCTTGAATGCATCGTAGCCACGGCCCATCAGCATCGCGGTGCTGTTGCTGTTGTTGACGGCAGACCCAACAGGCTGGCTCATCATCAAAGACGCCACCCTGGCGTTGTTCCTGAGTGCGCGGAGTTCCTCTGGCGAGAAAATCAGAGCCAGCTTGCGGTCACCCAGGGCGTTCAAAGCCTTGATGAACGCGGCCTGACTGAACTTGCCGGTTTCATCTGACGCGCCGCTCAGTGCCTTGTCTTTCAGGTGGCTCAGAATGGCCTCTTTGATTGGTGCCATGCCCTGTGGACCGACCTGGCGCACCAAGTCCTCTGCCTCTCTTGCAGTGCCGCCGATGATGTAGCTTTGCGCGATACGCATCGGGTCGCTGGTTCTGCCGTCTGCCAGAACAGAGCGCACCAGGGGAGATGACCCCTCGTAGTCATAAGCCACCCCGGTGGCGTTCCTGGCCCTGTTTACGGCCTCTATAGCGTCCGTGGCTGCGTTGTCTGCTCCTCGCATACCTGCTGCCACGCCCATAGGGACGGGAGCGCCGTTGTTCACAACGCCAGCGGGCAGGAGGTCTGCCTCGCGCAAGATACGCGCAGCAACGCCGGCTGCATAACCTTCGTTGCCGCCCTTCATGGTCTCCTTGGAGAGCATGGACTGCAGGTTCCTGTACGCCTGCGGGGTGAACGGTGCACCTGTCTGGAACGCCTCCATGTACTTGCTGATTGTGGGGTTCATAAAGGGCATCAGGCCCTCGCTGTCCAAAGCAGCATTGATGTCACTCAGCACACCAGCGGAAATGGGTTGCCTGTACCCGGGGGATGCCTTCGCAGCGTCCCACGCGGACTGCTCTGCACCGCGCAGGCCGGCCTGCCTGCCGAGGATGGAGCCTGTGACGGCCTCTCCTGCACGAAGAACATCGCCGCGGTTCGCACCCAGGTCGTTCAGGTTGCCAATCAGCTTGTTGTTGTTCTGGTTCTGAACCAACGCAAGTCCACTCAAGCTGCTGTCGCTGGAGTTCGCGCCCATCTTTGCGAGGTTCTGCTCGCGGGTGATCTGCACAGGGTTCTGCGAAACCATGCCCCGGGTTGGGGTGAGTCCGGCCTCTTTGAACGCAAGCAGGCGGGACACCGCAGCCGGGTCCAGTTCCTTGTTCGCCTGCAAAGCGCCGGCCAACTCCTGGCGCAGTGCCTGCCGTGTGCGCTCTGGAACTTCGTTGTAGTCAACGCCTGACTGCTTCAGGATGTTGCCGATCTTGATGTCAAACTCTTGCGCCGTGATGCCCTTGTTGAACAGGGTCTTTGCAAGGTTCACGGAGCCGCCAACTACGGACGGGACAAGGCCGCCAGCTACACCGCCGCCGAATGACGCAAGCCCTTGCTCCAGCTGAGTACCGCCTGCCTCTTTTGAAGCACCGCCAGCGAGTCCTGCGCCGGCGGCAGACGTAACCTGCTGCAGTGGGTTGGCTGCTAGAAACTCGCCAACTTTAGCAACCATCGGTATGCCAGCCTTGGTTAAAAGTTGCGCCCCTTTTATCAGCCCGCCAGACCCCGCCATCAACTTGGTGGCTTCTGCGACAACGCGCTCATTCGCGCCCTGCGGAGATGGAAGCCCCATCCAATCTGCGGTTCTGCCGGCCAGCTTGCCAAGCGGCATTGTCTTTGTGGATGTGGCGGCGTCAGTCAACAAACGGAAAGGTGAAACAAACATCTCTGCCGTGTCTCCCAACCCCTCCATGCCGTACCGTGCCGTTAGGCCAAGCTGCCTGCCGAACTGGTTGATAGTGCTTCCGGCTTTGACGGACGCAGGCTTCGCGTCCTGCACGGTCTGCATGGCGTGAATTGCGTCTGCAAGCTGCCTTGCGGCGGCAACGTCACCGGCCCTGTCAGCGTTTACCAGGGCGTCCTGAAGTTCAGCGAGGGATGCCATTATTTTTGCTCCGGTACTTGTCAACCAAAGAATCTATTTGTGGTGCTGCTTGGGCCGCTGGCGGTGCATTGCGCTGCGCCCACTGACTGTCGAAGTCCATCAGGTTGCCGTACTGGTCCAGGTGCGCCTTCATGGCGTTTGCCTTGGCAACTGCGCGGTCATACTGAGACTGGAAGTCCTTGCGGATGCCCTGGTTCGTTGGACCCTCGTTATCAGTGCTTGGCAGTCCACGCAGGAACATCCGCACGTCGGTGTCAGTGGATGAGCCTGATCCTGTCTCCCGCTGCTTTGGTGCAAGGCGGTTCTGAATTGCCGCCATCTGCATCGATTCAGGCGACCTGAAAGCCTGAATATCAGGGGTAAATTGTTGCCACAAAGAGCCTGTCGATGACTTGCGGTTAAGCGCGCCGAAGTCCTCCAGTGCGGACATTGTGGAGCCGCCGTCTGCAATCTGCGCCTGCAAGTCAGCAAGGCGCTTGCGCCCCTCCTGGTACATCCGCATCTGGACTTCGCCCATATCTTTCCGGCTCAGGTCCGTTGCCCATGCGGGGCCGGTTTGTTGTGGTGCTGCTGGTTGCGCGTATTGTTCCCAAGGCCCGGCCATTATTGTTTCTCCCAGTTGCGTTGATCTGCGGGATTGCCGCCTCTGAACTTGTACCCGTCTACCACTTGCCCACGCATGGGGGCGTTTGGTTTGGCCGCTGGGCGGGGAGGTGGCAGGTTGTAGGCGTTCTCAGCCTCAATGTTGCCAATCTGTGCATTTCGCAGGGGCGCTGCCGCACCAGCCATGATGGTTGGTCCAAGGGTCACAAACTGCTCAAATGAACCCTTGTAGCCGCCTGCCTTTGCATACTCAAACTGCTTGACCTTGGGGTCTGTACTGTCTTCTTTTGGGTTGACATACAGAGGCTTGTAACCAGATGCCCGTCCACTTATCAACGCGCCGCCAGGGGCGACAACCTGCGGTGCATCGTCCTTAACCAGAGACTGCTGGTAGTTGAACCCTGCAATCGGGTCGATGGTCTCCCACGCCTTGCCAAAGCCTTCGCGGTTGAATGTCGCTGGCTGTGCAGCCATTGGGGAAACATTTACGCCTGTCTGGAACTCAGCAGGAAGCGCACTGTTGAACGACGATGGCAAGCCGCCAGCGTTTTCTGGTTTCGCGGGGATGGTGAACTGCTTCTGAAGTGCGCGGAGTGCCTCTGCGTCTGCCGCCTTCTTTTTGGCATCGTTAATCTGCATCTGCATCTGCTGCTGCTGCATATCGCGGTACTTCTTCATCTGTTCCGCTTCAGATGCCTGCGCCTGACGATCCAGCGCACCGCCGTAGCCCATCACGCCGGCCATACCAGCGCGGCCCATGTTGTTCCAGGGCGTGCCCTGGCGAGCGCCAGCCATGCCGCCCATCACAGCAGAGAGCAGTCCCTGCCCTTCAGGTGTCTTGATGAAATCACCGAATCCGTCGAGTAGTCCAGCCATGTTTAGCCCCACTGTGTTTTACGTTGCATCCGCGCCTGATCCTCTGGCGACATCTGCATACCGCTTTGGTATAGCGATGCGAGTGTTTGTGACCCAGCAGGATTAGCACCCTGCGGTGCGTGTGATTGGACGGGCTGCTGTTGTCCACCAAGCAGCCCACCGACTGCATTTGCAGCACCGGCAGCGTCACCGATTGGCTTGATATACCCAGCAGCTTCTTTCATGCTTGGCAGTGAACCCAAGAGGCCAGAAGATGCGCCACCGTTAGCCGCGAGTAGTTCGGCAGGAGTTGCGCCTGCAAAGTAACCGCCTACGATGGGTGTAGCAGCTTCAGCGCCAAGAACTGGAGCCGCAGCGCCACCGGTAGCAGCAATTGCGCCACCAGCCAGCAGGGCCTCAAACGGGTTTTTTTCAAGCCAATTGAAGAAACTCATTTGCCGCCACCACTTTGTTGAGTGGTAGAAGATGCGTTAGCACCAGACGAACCGAGCAGTCCAGAGTAAGCAGCCATCTGCTTGTATGGCAGGTTCTGTTGCTCTTGGTACTGGTTGTACTGGAAGTCTTTGTTCTGCTGTGCTTGGTCTTGCATCTGACCACCGGCCTTCATCAACTGAGCGGCATCGTTGTAGGACTGGTTGCCGTAGGTTGGAGCCAACTGGAGAGCAGACATCTGGTTTGCGCGGTCAGTGTTGTACGCATTTCCATACATCTGAGTGGCAATGTCGCCCATCTGCTGTGCGCCTGTCTGAGCAATGCCAGAGTTGCCGAATGAGCCAGAACGGGCTTGTAGTGCGCCCATGTTCGCCATGACACCCGTCTGCGCCTTGTTGACCATCGAATCAAGGTAGGGGTTTGTGTTACCGCCTTGGAGTGTCTGCTGCAAGGTCTGGTTAGCCTGGTTCATCGTCGGGTCACCGTTGATGGCCCTGTCCTGAATCATGCCTATACCGGCCTGCTGAGTCCCGTTCATGTCAGCGTAACGCTGTCCAGAGTAGGGCGTGAACCCTGCGCTGTTGACCTTTGCAGCGGTGTCAGTCGCGTAACTGATTAACGGGCTAAACCGTGCATCTATCGTGTTTGTTGTGGTTGACGAACCGCCACCACCAGAACCGCCACCGCTCATGATTCCACCTCCAGTATTTCGTAAACGGGCTTGAATCCCGCCTTCATGCGATACAGCCGCGCCTGTGCTTCTTTAGCGGCGCAGCGAACCTTTGAGCAGCCCAAGTCCCTTGCGAGTTGTTTGATAGCTTCAAAGAACATTTCAAATTGACCGTTATGTGCGACCAAATCCGTAATGAATAAGACTCTGACGTTTGGCAGTTGATCCACACGAACCACACCCCACCCAACCGTCTTACCCTCAATTGTCATTTCTAGTAAAGAACGCTCTCCACGGGAGAGGATCATCTTCAGCTGGTCGCCTGTGATCTCGCCGCCGCTGGTGTCGCAGGCTTCATGCAGGCAACTCGCACCTTTGGCCCATGCAATGTCGATGTGCGTTGCGGGGACGGGGATGAGTTGCATCAGTTGCCCGTCAGGTAACGTGCCTGCACCCATGTCCCAGGCGTACCGCTTGCCACGCAAATCCAGCCTGAAATCACATATTTGCTCAAAGCAGTGCCAGCCTCTACGGGGGTTTTGTTCTTCACAAAGTCACCCTGCGTCCAGGTGCCTGAAGTTGGGACGGACGTTTGTGCGTTGTAGGTGGCAGAAACAAGCCCCTCAGAGAGCGTGTTTACCTGTTGGGCTACTTGCCTATACCAAGCGTCCGTATCAGCGTCTACGGGCTTTCTAGGGGTCTTGTTGAGCTTCATACCGTGCCTTCCGGCTTTAGCGTGTAGCCAATGGCAAGAATTCTGAAGTCGCCAGTGAAATCGAAGGTCGCACGATGCCACCGAGAGGAGTCAAGTACGTCAAACCGTCCGTCATTCATGGACGATGTTGATGCGGGTGTCGGTGAGTCGCCCATCTCCATCTTGGTAAACGTCTGGACGTTGGCAGATGCTGGCTTGTAGCCAGGAGCGAACCGCAGACGGATGGCTGACAGGAGCGAAACGGTGTCATCGTCGCCGGTATCTCCGGTGGTCATCGATGATGTGGTGCTTGGGCCGGTGATCGACTGAAGCTGGTGCGAACTGTTGAACGCAGCAAGAGAGCGCCCACCGACCAGCCAGAACTGCGAGTCGAAGGAGAACGAAGAAAGCCCGTCAATCGTCGCTGACAGCGTTGGGAGGTCATCAATGGTGAACCCGCCAGAAACGTAGTTCAGGGTAGCCTCTACGGTGATGTTCACAGCGCCCCACAGCTTGGACTTCATGTGGTAGACCAACGCACGGTCTGGAACGCTGGAGGTCGCAGAGCAGTAGAAAATCCACACCACGTTGTTCTGCCGGTCACAAACGCACTGAGTTTTGTAGCGGTAGTTAGGGCTGGAGTTGTTGTAGAACCACTGACGCAGGAGTTCATCACCCACAGGGACAGGGCGTGAACCGTCAAACAGCCAGAAGTTGTCCTGACCAACGATGAAGTGAGCGCCACCGATGTTGCACCACGCATCTTGACCGATACAGCCAGCGTCACCACCGGGAACCTGCGCCCAATCCCAAACGGAGGGAGCGCCTACGAATTGCCCGATGAAGATGGACTTTTCCTTGTAGGCAATGGCGTACTCACCCAAGCGCCCACCGGCAGTGAACTGCCCCGGCTCAGAGACGATACGACCAGAGGCACACAGGGTAGCAATGTTGGGTGTCCAGCTTGTTTCGTCGTAGGTCGCGCAGCAGTGCCAACCGTCAGGCTTGGAAGTACCGTCATTGGTGTTCAGGGCCATGATCTGCGTACCCACGGAGAAGATGATCTTCGCCTTGATAGCACCAGCGATGGCTGTGAAACCAGCACCAGAACTGCGCTGAATTGCTTCTGACAGGTTCGATGCGAGGGTAGAGTTGCCGAACTGAGCAATAGACCAGCGGGTGTCGGATGTGCCTGTGTAGGTCAGCCCTACGTCAGTCCAAGCACCACCAGAGAGTTCGTAAAGGTTGGTCTGTGTGCCAGCAAATACGCGGCGGGTGTCGTCAAGTTTAGTAACCACAGCAGCGCCACGGCACTCAGCAGCTAACGCAGGAACACCTGAAGGGGTGGAGCCGGTAGGAGCGCCACGCATCCCCTGCTCCCAGGGGATCATGTTGGTGACGGACGTTAGGACTCCGGGAGTGCTGGGGTCTGCATCGGGGGCAAAACCTATCAGCTTATCCACGGCGCACCTTTATCTGCATGGAGCCAGTTGCTGGGTGTCCACGGCGCTCAGAGAACCGCTTTACAGAGTCGATTGACATGGTGACGTTCTGCGTCAGCTTTGCCACCTCTGCATCGTTGCGGGTGTACTTCGCGCCTTGTAAACAAGATGCGTCAAGGTAGAGTTCTGGTGCGTTCTCGAGCAGCCAGTTTGTCGAGACTGAGCCTGACAGGTTCTGAATCGCTGGAATGTAGTACAGGGTGTATGCCTGCCCGTCTGACGCGCCCCAAATGCGGAGTTTGTTGTTCTCTAGCGAGTAGAACGCTGGGGCCGATGTGGTCGATGTTGGAGCATCTGCCAAGGAAACGTAATCAAGCGACCTAGCAGCACCGCCGTAAGTGACAGACACGCGAGACACAGAACCGAAGTCAGTAGGCAAATCTGCGTAGCCGCTTGTGGTAGTCCCATCGACAGATACCTGCATTTCTTTGATGTGCAACTCACGGAACAGGTACGCCTCTGCCAACTCAATGAAGGTTGGTATCTGCGAGGCCAGGTCGGTGCGGTGCAGATAACTTGCCACCTGAGTTTGCAGCTGTGTGTAGTTCATTTCAGGAATTTGTTAAACGTCACAAACGCAGGGTTGGACTTGAGCCAAGTAATTGCGAACTTTTGGCGCTCCTCCGCGCTCTTTAGCTTGAGCAGTTCTGCGTAGACCGCCATTGGCATTTCTCCAACCTTCGTGCCCATGCCCTCACCCCAGCGGTCACCGTCCGTAGCAGCCCGCTGCGCGTGGGCGCGTTCAAGAAACGGCTGTGCGTCATAGGTGAGTTTTGTGACGGCCTGGTCACCCTCAAAAGTGACCTGTTTGTGGACACCGTAGGCGTGGTAGCCATCGTCTACAGTGAACGATCCAATGCTTGACATTCAGGCGCTCCTGCGTTGTGAATGCGCCCATTGTCCAAAGTGGTAAAGGCATAAAAAAAGGCCCCCGAAGGAGCCTTTTCAGAGTGGGTACTCTTAGCCGCCGGACAGGCCAGCGATCTTGCCCTGGGCGTCCGAAGAACGAACGGCCAAGCAGCAGTCCAGAGTAATCAACTCTTTCTCGCTGTCGCCGGTCTTCGCCAGTGGGGAGGTCTTCACGCCGTCCAGGTTGGCGATGTCGATGTAATCCATGTTCAACAGATATGCATCGGTAGCGCCAGACATCAGGTAGTGAGGAACGACCTGCAGCGTACCGAAGTCACCGATGAAGATGTCAGCACCGGTCACCACAGCGCCCTGCTTCTTGCCGGTGTCCAGACGGTTCTGGGCGATACCGGTGAAGGTGGAGAACACGGCCTTGTGGGCTGGTCCCATCACGATCATGTCAGGCTGCACACCGCTGTTCGTGAAGATGGACTGCTGAACGGTGTTCAGGTAGCCCACGATCATGGCGCGGGGAGTGCCGGTTGTAGGAGCAACGGTAGGTGCGCCGGTAGTCCAAGAAGGAGTCGAGCCGCCAACAGCAGAAGACAAGTTCTTGTACAACTGAACGCCCAAACCAGCAGACTTACCAGCCACGGAAGTGGTGGATGCGACTGCTGGGTTGTTGGAAACGACCATCTTCTCAACGTCACGCTTCAGTTCCAGCATGGCTTTAGCGCGGAGCAGGGCCTGCTCAGAGCCACGACCAGCCTTCTTGATGATGTTGGCACGGCGGGAAGTACCGACGACCTTGCTGAAAATCTGGCAGTGGTTACCAACGCGCTCGGTAGCGACTTGGGCTTGCAGGGCGGTGTCATCACCGTCGATCATGGCGTTGTCAGCGTTTGCAGCAGACAAGCTATCACGCTGCCACTCGTGGAATGTAGAGGTTGCGGTTACTTTGCCAGCGGCAGAAACGATGGGGGTCTCTGTGGGGCTGGTTTGGAAGATTTTGTCAATCAGGTCTTCACGATTGCCTTTGAGGGAATCTTTTTGATAGAGGTTGGTTGGGACTGTCATGTGATAAAGCTCCTAGTTACCGCACGTATGCGGCGAGATCATTAAGTTTTGCCCTGCCCGCTTTGAACTTGTTCTCAAGTTCACGGTCACGGCGCTCTTGTGCGGGTGCTGTCTGTTTGGATGGCATACGGGGTGCTTCCTGCGCTTTCTTGGCAACCATTGGCTTCTGTGCTTTCAGGGCCTGATATGCCACGGCATCTCGCATGATCTGCACATAACGATGGTCATAAACTTGTGCGAGTTCTTCATTGGTTAACCCGTACTTGTTGGACACATCGCCGTAAATCTTCGCCAGCTTTGGCTTGTCAATTCCCTCTTTGGAGAGAACGTCCCAAGTCGTTGCGAACTGCTGCTGACGCTGTTGCGCCAATCGCTGCTCTTGCATCGCCAGGGACTGCTGCTTTTCACCCTCAATCTGTTGATTCAGAGAGTTCAAGTAGTTATTGATCTGGCGCTGTCGCTGGTTTTCTGCCACCCACGCTGCCGGGTCGCTATTGGCAAGTTCTGCCATTTCGCTCTCCGACCTGATCCCAGCCATCTGCACAATTGCCGCCCGCGACAGTTCGGCCTGTGAGAGGTATTGGCTGCGAATCTCTTCGTGTTTCTGAGTTAGGAACTGCACCGCTTCGTTCTCACGCGCAGCTAACGCCTGAGTCTTCTTGGTGTAATCCTGCTGGCGCATATAAGACTTCGCAAGGTCTTCAGTGGTCGCTTCAACCACCTCCTCCTTACCGTCTTCGCCTTTCACCGTGAAGGTGATCTTGTCAACGGGTGCAGGCTCGTCCTCTTCCGCATCGGGTGCGTCAGGGTCAATGTCCTGTTCGTCGTTTGCTTCCTCTGCCGTGTCGGATTCACCGATGGCATCGTCTGCTGTTAGCTGCTCGTTTTCTTCATTGGATTCCTGTTCAGGAGTGTCCAGAAAACTTGCAAGGTCTGCCAATCCACCACTGGAGTCGAGTGCCGAAGCTTGTTCGCTCATGTTGTGTCCTAATCAAAACCCCTCCCTTTGGCACTAGGAGGGACTGCGGCGCATCTCTGCGTTCGCGTAAAGCTAAGTGCCTAGCCGTTAACCTTCATGGCATCTGCAAGTTGCGGTAAACCCCCAACGTGCTTGCCATCAACGTACATCTTCAAGATGTAGCCCTTGTCCTCAAGAGCCACCTCTGTTTCAACCCTTTGATAGAACCTGTCCACATCGCCCTGCAACTCAGGAACAAGTGAGCGCGGTGTATATGGCTGTCTCATCCAACCACCCTACGCATGAAGGATTTCGCTTTCGGTTCTTCACGCTCTCTGTCGATCTTGTGCTGAGCAAACTTGCCCTGCTCAACCATCCCGTAGAACATTCCCTTCTGCTTTCGCACCATCTTGAGGTGCCAAATCAGGGCATCCCGCTCGTCCTTCGCGTCAGGCTTCATGCTGCAAGAAACCAGGGCCTCCGTGGCCTCTTTTTCAATGCCTGCCCATATCTCCTGCAGTATTGAGTTCTCCAGAAGCATCGCTGCCTCTTTGCCGCGCAAAACGGTGATCTGTTCTGTCATGCGTACATTGTCAATATTGGTAAAGGGGCGTAAAATTGGGGCCTAAAACAAGGGGAATGAGATGAAGCTATCTCCCATCGTTAACACCGACACAAAGATGCCAAAAAAGATGTTTGATGCACTCGCACTGCATGAGACGTTTTGTGTAGTCTCAAAGATTGACACCGTGACGGCAGAGTCTGTCGTTCAGCACCTCACTGAGAAGCACGGCGCCGCCTTCGCAGCAGGTTTTAAGCCTGAGTTCTTGCTCAATAGCCAAGCGACTTGAGAAGCCTATCGTCAAGCAGGCCAGCGTAAGGCTTCATCTGGAGCGCCCGTAGGTCCGTCTGTCTTGGCGATGCAGGATTTGGTATGCCCCTGTCCTGGCTGAATCGCGTCAACAATTCCGTGATGTTGTGGGGCCTGTCAACCACTCCAAGCCCTTGTCCTGGCACGCCTCTAGGGTAGGCTGGATGGCCCGATACTTTGACCATTGGGCTGTCAGCGAATATCTCTCCGATATTCATAATCCCGCCATCTGCGCCGGTTAGCTGCTTGGGGTCTGCAACTGCAAGCCGAGCCTCTCCAATACCCAAGCCACCGCTGTTGCGGTACTCAGTGTCCAGCATATTCTTGATTGCCTTGCGGGTCTTGTCGGTTGCGCCCCTGAATTGCTCAACGCTTGCAGGATCAGAGACTCCAACCCAATCTGGTATGAACTGCTTGATGTTCTTATCCATCTTGCCCTTCACACCCTTCTTCATTGATGCGTCAGCGTATGACAGCATGGCCTCCCCGGTCATGTTGGCGAAGTCGCCGCCAGATGGGGCCATTCTCCAAGGGATGTAGAGTGGGTTTTGTCCTGTTACAGACTTGGCGGTCTGCGCGTGTTCAAGCAACTGCTTAACCGGCCCATTCGCTGAAGCCCACACCATGCCAGGATTGTTGTCGAACATGAAGTCCTGGCCCCCACGGAGGTCAACCGGACGGTTCAGCTTCTTGCCGTTGATTTCCTCCAACAGACCACCGGCTCTAGTGCGGTCTGCCATCGAGGTGATGAACGGTCTGCCCTCATAGTCTGGGAGATAGATGCTTGGGGCTGGCTGCATCTGGCGCTCTGCCACCTTGGTGGTGAGATTGGCGAGTCGCTCCTGCTCCTTCACCCTTGAGTCAAAGCGCGGGTCAAACAGTAGTGCACCAGCCTGCTTATTTAGCGCCGTAGGAGCAGCAAAGTTCTCACCAGCTTGCAGCACAGCCCTGGCAATTTGCGGTGCCTTCGCGGCCACCAGCATTGGTCCGACCACGCCTGCCGTCTCGCCCATGATGCTGGCTGTATTTTGCTGCACCGGGCGGGTCAGGCCAACCTTGTTCATCCAATCACTGCCGCCAAATGGCATATCTGACACCGGAAGGCCGCCCTTACGCATCAGCCAGTTCATGCCGTCAACTGGCGCGGAGATATTGGACGCCGCACTGTTAGACAGGCTCTGCATGAAGTCTTCAAGTGCCGACATTTTTAGCTCCTTAGTTACCCAGCAATCCACCCATCTGTTGGCGCTTCAGCAGTTCGATTTGCTCTGGTGTCAGCGCCTCCTGGGGTACGCCGGGTCGCATATAGGGCTGCATCGGGCTTGTTGGGCGCATGGCGTTGGCTTGGCCCATGAACATCTCCTGCGCCACCTGTGCAGCCCGTTGGGACTGATTTGTGGGGTGCATAGCGAAGTTGCCTGCATTTTGGGCAGCGGCCTTCATCGCTTCGATGATCGGGTTGAAATATTCGTTCTTTGTTGCCATAATTACTCCATGTCGATAACACAACGCTACTGGCTCACATTCGCACCTGGCCTCATCCTGGCTGGGTTCTTCAGTGTCCAGCTGATGATTGCCTTCTTCATCCCGACCTATCTCGCCTACTTCGCCCACCGCAATGAGTGGAGCCTTGGACAGTTCGCATGGAGGGCAACTGCGATGGCATTTGCCGCCTTCATGTTCGTCTGTCTAAGCCAGTAGAAGCATCTCTAAATCTTCCTCTTCCTCTTCCTCTTGCAGACGCATCGCCTCTAGCGTGATCTGCACAATCCTCTCGTAGTCCTGCTGCGCGATAAGGCTTGGCAAGTCAACAGGGATGCTGTACAGGCTCACCAGTTGAGCCAGCCAATCTGTATCGATTGTCTGCACTGGTAAAGGCTGGAACACCTTCTGCCGTACACGTTTGCGGGCTAGTCGTGATGTTTTCTGAGCCTTCTGGACAGCCTTCTCAGCGACCTCTTCAGCTTCGATGTAATCGTCTGCGTCCTGGGCGCTGTCGAACACAAGAATCTGCTTCTTGCGCTTTACGTACCACTTCTTGCGTGGCGAAAGTTCGACCTCTTGGCTGTACCTTGGCTCACCGACCCCGAGAATTGCATCTATGCGGAAACTTGCGCTTCCCTGCATCTCCCCTGAGCCAACTTGGAGTGAGGCTGCGAAGCTGAAAGACGCACTTCCGACCATCGCGTTGGGATCAACCGTTACCGGCCCCCAACTATCTAACCAACTATTGCCCCAGCCACGGAAGGAGGTCACTGCGGCCCCCACTCCGTCCCTGTCTGTCCGTTGCCTGTCACGCTGTAACCGTTCACAGAAACAATGTTGGCGTTCACGATGGTCGATGTGTCCACCGTGCTGCCCGACATATTGCCGATGGCGTAGGGTGTCAGCGATGCCGTGAAACTCAGCACCGCATTGCCGATGCCGCTGGCCTTTGCACCAAGCAGCGGGGTGTTGCTGGTGATGGTGAAGGCAGACGATCCAACGCCGTTAAGCGATGCGGTCAGCAGCAGGTTTGCCACCGTGAAGGTCATGGATGCAGAGCCGATGCCGCTGCTGATAAGCTGGCCCGCAGCAGGGTCAAACGCGAAGCTGAATGATGTTGTGCCGATGATTGGCACACCCATCGCACCCGCGCCCGTAGGTGTGAATGACAGGGTGGCAAGGCTGCGGCTGGACATTGCGCCATTCTTGGGGGCCATCACCCACGCCACTGGAGGGCGCACACCCGAGGGGACGGATGCCTTCTGGTCTGTGATGCCCTCGCCAATGAACTGGTTACGCATACGCGCAGCCATATGCCCCCGATACTCCTGCGAGTGGGGGTTGCCGCCGTTCACATTCGTGCTGCCGAACATTCGTCCGGTCAGCGTTTCGCGCAGGCCGTTGCCTAGCAGGGCCATTTAGCCACCATACCCGTAGTCGAGCGATGCGAAGAATGTGCCGCCTGATGTGGTCGCTGCGGTGTTGTAAACCAACGCTGTCAGGTTTGCGCCGTTCTTCAATCGTGGCAGGCTTGGCAGTGTGTTGACGTAATCGAACACGTTGTAAAGGCCAGTCTGAGGCACAGGGATAGGCTGACCCAAGGGCTTGCACAAGAGCACAGCCACCGAGCCTGATGCGTGAGCAGTGCCGCCCCATGTCAGCGTCTGAATGTCCTGCACACCCGTATCACCAGCCGCCAAGGGAAGGAACGGGCCGTATTTGTTGGCAGCGTTGCCACTGTTGAGAATCGTGCCGTTGGTCGCCGATGCTGTGGAGACACAACCCGCAAGCGTTACCTTGCCAGCAGCGCCTGCTTGGTTGGTGTATGTCACTTGCATGGTTGGGGCATTCGCGCCCATCGCGGCAATCGCAGCAACGCAAATACGCAAGCCTTCGCCGTTGGGGTAGCGGTCATAGGTCGATGCAGTCGCAGCAATCGGGGTCATTGTGATGGTCTTTGCACCCACCACGCTGACGTTGGTAGTGGTCAGCTTGGCATACCCGTGCAGGTCAATAAGTTGCACAAACCAAGGCGCACCGGCAGCGGCAATCATTGACGCACCCATCGAGGTCAGGTGCTTGGTGGCTGGCAGGGTCTGGTCAGCGATTGGGATCGCGCCTTCTGACCATGCGTTTGTGGTTTCCACATAGGTCAACTCAGCACCGCCAAACGTAGCTGCGGGAATGTTCCCTGCGCTGGTGAGCAAGTGTTGCCAATGACCAGCAACGCCAGCCGCCACCAGTGTTTTCTGCAAGATGTGCGAATCAGCTTTGCCGTTGGTAGTCATTTGCAAAATCATATCGTCGTGTGATGTCCAGCCCATAGCTAACTCCAGATTGTTTGTAAAGTTCCAACAAGCACCGAACTTGCGAGGCTTCCCGCATTGCCCAGCGCCACCGAGCCGAGTACGGCCCCGTTCTTAATCTCAACAGGCTGGCGCATCAGCACCGCCTCAACGTAAGAGGCAGCGCCATAGCTGTCCAATGAACCTGTCGTAGTCCTGCGACTTTCCTGTGTGGTCAGGAAGTGCATCAGCGGGTTGACAATGACCAGCGCAAGCAGTCCACCGCCAGCCACCGTAAACGTCACATCCTGAATGCTCTGCACCCCGGAGTCGCCAGCCATCAGTTGGATGAACGGCTGACTGCCGCCCACTACGTTGGTTGTGCTGGATACCAATGCACCACCGCCGGCAACGATCTTGGTGAATGTGTTCTGACATACCCGCCCTGCTACACCGTCCTGATTGGTGTACGTCATGGTGAACGTGCCAACAGCGGAAGATGCTGACTGCGCCACAGCCATCACCTTGCCGCTGGTGTAGCGCGGAAGGCTTACCGTCTGCACCATTTCCTGCAACTCACCCACGGCGTCGGTGTCGATGAACGGGTAGTACATCAGGTAATCGCAGAGCAGATGCCGCTGGTTCTGGTTCGTGGTGCTGGTCGCACTGTTCGCCAGAGACATTGCACTGACCGACTTAATAAACTGCTTGTCCGTCCCTGTCATCGTCGGCACATAGATGCCCCGAATGCTCTCGACAAACGCAGCCTCTAGCGGGGCAGATGCGTAGAAGTTCGCGGGGGGGTTGCCAGCGAAGTAGGTGTAATCGATGAAGTCGTTGGCTACCGTAGCAGCACTGGCGACTGTCTTGCGAAACGTAGTTACGTGCGTTTTCCCCGCATCAACAGCGTTGGCCCATTCCGCTACGTTGTTGAAGCCAGCCATTAGTCAGCAGAGATAGACAGAGCGCCAATTGCAAACTGTGGCTGAATGCCGCTGGACACGTTCAACGTGCTGGACAGGGAGCCGGAAATCATCATTGCCACTGCGCCCGATGCGGTATCTACCACAGCGAAATGGGTGATTGCGTTCGTTCCTGCGGTACAAGCGCCGAACTGCACCAAAGCAGCGTTGGTGAACGGAGAGGATGATCCTGTCCATGCCGTTGCCTTGGTGAGCGCCACCCGCGCATAGCCGGTGTAATTGGCTTCTGCTGCCAGCGATGCAGCTTCGCCAGGGTCGGCAGTGAACAGCGCCAGGTACTGGGTAGCACCCGCACGGTAAGAGGGGTCTGTGCCGCGCAGGAATGCGTTGAGGGCGGCGGTTTCTGTGGTGTCTGACATTGACATGGTGTTACTCCTTAAGCGATACCAGCGGCCCGTCCGTCAGGGCCACGAATGATGGTTTTGGGACGGTTCATTTGATCCAGTGCAGCGCGGAAACCGTCAATAGAAGCGGCTAAAGCGTTGTTCAAATCAGGGTTTTCCTGCTGCGGTGTCTGTGTGCTGCCCAGCTTCAACTGTTCGATGTAAATCTGAGTCTGTGCGGCAAGTTCTGCCTTCCACTTCTCAAACTCAATCTTCTGAGCCTCAAGCTGTGCGTCAAGTTGGGCCTTCAATTGCTCACGCTCCGCATCACGGGCATCGTTGGCAGCTTGCAGTTCCAGATTTGCGCGAATCTCTTGCAGCTTGGCATCAGCCTTGATCTGCTCTGTCTCGCGGGTCATCTGTGTCTCAGCTTGGAACTTCTGTATATCGGCCTGCATTTCAGCTTGATGGCGCTGTCCATCGGCCTGAATCTTCATCTGCTCAATCTGGAGCGGCAACGGCGGTTGCGGGGGCTGTGGAGGCTGTTTAGCAGGGTCTTGCAGGAAGTTCTGCACATCCTTGAAGCCTGCGTTTTCGATGATCTTGGAGCCTGTGTGGTACAGGTGTGTGGGTGTAGCGAGTCCTACCGCCATGCCCTTCTCTTGCAGGGCTGCAATCATCATCAGTTGCTGTGCTTTGGCCTGTGTGTCACCAGTTCCAAGGCCCACATTGATGGTCATGTCGTAGGAGTCCCTCCACTCATTCGGGTCGTACTCCACGAACTCATCACGCAGACGGAAAGCCAGTTTCTCCATGCCGCCATCGGTCAGCACCTTCAGGATGCCCTGGAAGACGGGCTTGACCAGGGTCTCGGCGATGATCCGAGCGACCAACTCAATGCGCTGCAATGACGCAGTCATGTCCAGGCTGCGGCCAGTGGCCGTGTTGTTCATCGAGTCAGGGTTCAAACCCTGCGATGTGCGGGATACGCCTGTGCGGTCCTCGCGCATACCCTTGACGTACTCCAACATAGGCATACTGGCCCCGGCAGAGAACGGGATAACCTGCTCTGTGATGGCGTTGATATCACGCTGACGGATAACGCCGCCGGCGCGGGAGTCCAGCAGGTCATCGATGTTGGCAAGTGGCGACCAGTTTGCGTCCGTCAGCACCTTCGTGCGCGGGTTGTTGGTCAAATACAAGTTGTTGAGCGTCTGGCGCAGCAACTCAGTGTGCAGTTCCTGCAGGTCGCCCACTGCGTCTGCGTAACTCATCCCGTCCCAGCGGTGGGCGTTCAGGATTGGCGAGGATGTGGCGATTGGAACGTGGCTTGTGACCTCGCACTTGAGAATCTTGTCGCGCAGGCGGTAGACGCACAGGCGCTCTGCGATGCCGTCGCCGTCACGGTCTGCCAGGATGAACTCAATACGCAGCCAGCCTTCAGCCATCGAATCATCGTCGCTGTCGCCGTCGCCAAATTCGTTGGTGCCGTCCTCCTGGCCGATGGTGCTGAGTCTGCTCTTCTCGTTGCTGGAGTAGTCAAGGTTGTCGCTTGAGCGCAGGTCATCGGCGGTCGCCTCCAGGCCCATCATCTTCAGGTCTGACAGGGTGACGCGCATCATGCGGCTGACGTACGGGCAATCTTGCAGCAGAGGGCTGGTCCAGTCACGCTGCACAAGCAGCGAGTCCGGGCTGAACGCCTCGACCTTCACGATGGACTTCTTCTCGGTCTTCTTCAGGCGTCCGTTGTAGCCCATCATGGGCTGGCCCATCATGTCCAGCTGGGGCTGGCCTTGTTCGTCAAGGATAGGCGCAGGGGTCGCCATCTCAATCTCTGCGTCCTCCTCCTGCATCATCATCGCCAGCATCTCCTCGCTGGCACCCTTGAACGGGACGCTGGACACTGTTTCGATGTCTTCCTTGCGCCACATGACCGCGCAATTTTTGACGGTAAGCATGTCCTTGATGGCCGTGTACAGCACCAGGAAGCCATTATTTTGCTTGTAGAAGACGTAATTGCAGGTGTCCGTGGCCTGCTCCGCGCCCTTCACATCTGCAGCGGTGGAAGGCTCAAAGGACACAGCCTTGTCGGTGGAGGAGAACGTCTTCAGGAGGGCCGCCAGGAGCCACTCAATGGTGTCCTGGATGTCGCTGGCGACAATCTGGCTCTCACCGTCCACCTCATTGCCATAAGGCATCCGGTGGTACTGGCGCAGGGACGCCTCGCGCTCTGAGCCTAGCTGGCCGTGGACGTAGTGAGATGCCGCATCTTCCTTGCGTTGCAGGATTTCCAGCAAGTCCTCATCGTCCATCTTTTCAGCCATGCTCACCTCAAACTGTTCAGTTGCGGGTGATTGTCCGAATTGGTAAAGGCTACCAAGGCGTTGCTGGCCTTGGCACGTACTCCTGCTCACGCTTCTTCAGGTCTGCAATGATTACCTCAAGGTCGCTGGATGTGAAATCACCGTCCAAGCAAACAGCGGCAACCAGCATCCCGTCACGCACGTCTGTGGACTCGCTGACCCAGCCATGACATTCATTCATGCTAAGAACCTTCCCTTGCGGTAGGCGATGGGCTTGACGCTGCCAGAACTATTGCCCAGCGCATCAGCGACTATGCAGGCATAGCGGAATGCGTCGGCTCCGTGGCTGAACTCATCGTGCAGCGCAGAACCCGCTTCATTGGTCTGCTTGTTGATGTGCCGGCGGTAACGCTTCAGGCACTCCACCAGGCGCTTGGCCTTGGTCTTGTCGAAGTAGACCCGGCTGAAGGTCATCCTTGCAGCCTTGATGCCCTCCTCAATGCCCATGTTCGGCGTCTGCTCCACAGCACAGCCCAAAGCCTCCAGAATCTCCTGGGCACTCTTGCCTGTCTTGTAGTCCTTGTGGAAACCGTCATGCGGCAGGTAGTGGATGCCCCAGTTCAGTGGCATCTGCTTGAGTTGCATCACATAGTCGGCCAGGGTGCGGTGGCTGTCCTCAATGTAGTCCACAATTCTCAGTTCGGAAGCGGACCGCTGCACCATAATTAGCGACATCGAATCATTCCAGCCGAGGTCCCAAATTACATGGGTCTTGAGCATCACATCGTTTGGAACGTCCCTGATGCGGCCCTCACGCTCTGCTGTTGCCACCTCATCGAAGTAGATGGCCCCTGTGACCGCAGGCAGGCACTCGCCCTCCCAGGTGTTGCGGTACTCCTCCGCTTTCATGGTCTTCTCTGCGTGTTCACGCTCTGCCCTCAGGACATCAGGGAAGAACGGGTTATCGCTCCAGTTCATCAGCACCGACACGCAGTCCTCCGGCGGGCTGATGACGAACATCTGGTGCGTCGGGTCCGTCTCCAGTTCCGGGTTGTAGGTCACCCATATCTCGGAACCCTGCTTGCGGATTGTCGGGATCAGTGTCTTCCAGCTTTTGGCGCTGATGGCCTGGGCCTCCTCGCACCAGCAGATGTCAACGCCCTCAAACGACTTCAGTGCGGTTGCCGTCACATCAGACAGGCCACTGAAGAAGATTTGAGACCCGTGGGGGCCACGAATCTCGGTGTTCAGTACGGTGAACGCATCCGACATATTCATGGCCTCAATCTGGTCGCACAGCAGCTGGTGGACCGACTGCTGGATTGACTTCTGCACCTCGCGTGTGCAAAGCACCCGGGTCTGCGCCTGGGTGCATCGCAGAATCAGCGCCCGGGCAAAGCCCCAGGATTTGCCGGAACCCCGGCCACCGCGGGCCACCTTGTACCTGGCCGGTTTGAACAGGAACTGGAGCGCGGACGGGAACGGATGCTCAAACGAATTTGACAACGTGTTCGGTCTTCGTTGGGATTGCGCCACCGTTCGGACCTCCCAGTTCTATGCTGGACAGCTTGGGGTGGATGTACGGGGCGGCAGACTGAGCAGCGGCAACGCGCTCCTTCTGGTCCGTGTTGGAGTCGCGCATAACGGACAGCAGGTACTCCAGGGGAGTGAGGCCGGAGGCAGCAACCGCAGCCTGTACCTCTGCGGTCTTCTTGTTTGGTGACCCCTTCTTACGGCCAGAGCCTGGTCTGGCACCGCCCTTGGTTCCTGTTGATATTTTTTCAGTCATTGCGCGAGTTCTTTCGATTGTTCGCTTAAAAAATGCCCCGCTTTTGAGGGCAGGGGCAAAAAGAAGAGGCAACTGCGCCTTACTTCCAGGGGAGACAGGGGCATTGTCCTGATTGGTAAAGGCTCAACGCACATCGAAGATGGACCGCACACCCAGCAGGCATGGGGCCACCCCGTAGTGCCTGCCAGGGATGAGGTACACCGATCGGCCTTCTGCGTCCGTCTGCCGGACAATGGCACCGATGAACGTCAGGTTGTACAGGGCGCTGCTGACCTGCCCCACCTTCAGCTTTGTCTCAACGACGATCTCGTGTCGGTACTGAGAGCCTTGCTCAACGGCCATCAGGACAACCCGCATGGTTGACATTGGCCGGGTAAATTTGACGGGCTGGCCTTTTTTCAGCATCTTCAGTTTCTCCGTAGCTTTGGAAGTGGTGCCCAGTGGGTGAAGAACTTGTCTTTTCTGGAGTAGGTGCTGTAAATCGCAACCCCTGACCTGCCAAGGAGTTGCACCTTGACGCCCAGGGGGCAGGTTTCGATGGGCTGCCAGTAGTAGTTCTGGTCAACTGCCGCGGCCCCGTCAGAACTGATCTGGTGCGTCATGCGACATCTGCCGCATCACTCCCGGCCCACACCACAGGCTTCTCACCCTGGCGCTGAATCAGCCAGCATGAGGTACCACCAATCTTGCTCACCAACATCCAAGGCAGCTTTCGCAGCTTCGCCTGAGCCATGGCCTGCGCCCGGTGCGCGGTGGTGATGGCCACCGTGTTCTTCACCTCCACGCTGAAGCTGCGGCCTGTGGGGTCTACGGCAATGAAATCCTCGGCACAGGTGCCGCTGTTGAGTTCAGCCACAGACCAATCGCGCCCGGTCAACAGGTGGCGTGCTTCAAGCTGGCCTGTGCGCCCTTTTCTGCGTTGGAATGCGCTCATCACATGCCCCCTTTGGATATTTCGATGTTTCCGGTGTTTCCGGTGTTTCCTCGGTGTTTCTTACAAATCGAAACACCGAAATATGCGGAATTCGGCATCCAAGCCGATTCCGCTGTTTCCAAATTTTTTTGCCTATAGGGAAACACCGGATTGGAAACACCGGAATTGCTTAAAAAATAGGCAGGTTTTTCCGCTACGTTTTTAGTAGCAATCGCCACTTTTTGGAAACACCGGAATTGCTGTTTTTTCATACAACCTTCCCCCAGCTTGGTGGGATGGTTCGCTTCTCTTTGGAAGGCTTCCCGGCCTCGCGCTCTTGGGCATCCAAGGCCACTAAAAATGCAGGTCTGCTGTTGTTTATCCGAATTTGAGAGGGCACTTCAATCTCTGCCAAGTAGCCCTCCTCAATAAGCCCAGCGATCAGGTCATAGACAACCTGCGTCTTCTTCTTGGTAGCACTTGCGACACTGCGCTTACTCAATGGCACCCCAGCCTCCCAAGCCTTGTGCACCACATCAATGATTTCCTGCTTTGTACCAGCCTCGGCCATGTCCTGTTTCTCCACCTTGGCCTGTTCTGCGGCCTCCTGCCGTGTCTTTGTTGGCACACCGGCCACGCCCCAGCGCAGAACAACGTGCTCCATGTCCCCAAACTCATCGCGCACCTGAGTCTCTGCCGTGTTGCTGTGAATCTCAAGTTCGCGCCAGTGGGGCTCAAACCGCGTCTTCCCGTTAATCAGGAAGCGGGTATCACCCTCCTTTACCAGGTACATCGTCTGATGCGCGTCCCCCTCAATGGCACTGGCGCCGCGGCTGGAGAGAACGTCCGCCCTGTCCATAGACGCCTTGGCCACATGGCCAATCAGCCACACCGGCAGACCTTCAAAACCCTGCTTGAGCGCCGCCATCATTCGGCTGGCCTCAGAGTTGTCGTTCTCTGACTCCACATCCAGGACCGCGCTCTTTGTGTCCAGGACAACCAGCGGCTGAACCTGCACGCTGTCCACCTCGCGGGTAAACCGGTCCCGGTACAGCTTCCCCACTTGCGCTACAAAGGTAGGCGACAGGCGCTTTGCGGCCACCAAATGAATACGCTCACGAACACCGTCCAGCTTGGCCCCCAGGTTGGAGTAATTCACCACGCCCGCAAGAATGCGCTGCGCCTGGTCAACGTCTTCAGTCACGTAAACCACATGGCGCCAACGCTTGGGTGCCAGTTCGTTGTTGGTCAGCCCTGCAGCCACCATGGCCAGGGGGAGCAGCGCGGTGGTCTTGCCAACCCCTTGTGAGCCGCTGATCACCGTCACGCCGTGGCAGATAAAGCCCGGAATAATCCAGCGAGGGGCGCACACCTGTGCGTCAATCTCAATAAATTGCGCCAGCGGGTGCTGGTCCGGCGCCAAAAGCTCATCCGGTGAGCCTGCCGGAGACAGCGGAACCACCTCGCCGTGGCGCTTCTGGTGGCCAATCACGATGCTGGTGACCGTCTGAATCACCTCCGCGTCAGCCATAGGCGGGGTGTTGGTCTGGTTCCAGATGCGGGCATGGGCCAGGATGTCAGAGAGCACCATGCCCTGGCTAACCCACTGGCCAACCAAGCTGGCCAGAGCGTTGTTGCGGCCACCTACCTGAACAGGGGCGCCGTCGTGCGGCGTGTGTACCGCGCCAAGGTGGGCAAGAACCTCACCCTGAAGCTCTCCGGTGGCGTCGGTGGGCTGGGCCTTGTTCGCACGGAAGGCGTTGACCGCTGAAATGTCCTTGCCGGTGAGCACCGGCAGGTCGCCCACATCGGTGGCGCCGTAGGCCATGTCCACTTCCCAGAAATAGCCCGCTGATCCAGCGGCCACCACATATCCACCAAGGCCGCGGGAATCAAGCCCATTGCCCGCAGAATTGGTCATCTGGAGGCTTGGGTTCACCCGGTAGTAGAAATGCTTGCCACGGGGCGTTTTGACACGCCATGGGGTGCGCGTGACGGCGCCACTGGCCAGGAACTCTTCAGCCTGCGGCGTGTCGGCATCCAGAACCACATGGGTGATGCCAGTGATGATGCCGACGTTCGCGTTTGGCCACTGCGCCCACCATTGAGCGACCTCATCCTCGGATGGCGCCCTGCGCTGAAACTCTTCCCACTTGATGAGGCTCTTTTTCCCGTTCAGTGGGATGACATGAAAGCCGCGCTCTGCCAAATCCTGCGCGACCTCCATCATTGGTTTTGGTTGTGGCATGGGCATGGTGTTTTATGAGGTCTGTACGGCGGCGCACATTACTGGCTCCGCTCTGTATCCGATAGCAGTGGATTGCCTCGCAGCATGGAAGTGACGATATTCACCCTATGCAACTCAGCCTTCACATGCTTCTCAAGAATCTCCACCATGTAGGTGGTGCGGTTCTTGTCGTGGCTGAGAGCCAGTGCGTCCAGGGCGCGCACCAGGTCGGCAGACGCATCTGCACGCAGTTCTTTGGTGTCGGCCATGGGTCAGGCCGCTTTTGCTATGGTTTCAGTAGCGGTGCGCGCCTGTGTTTCTGCGGCCTTTCGCCACAGAGCGGCCTGCACGCGGTCACGAATAGAGTCCGAAAGCTCTTCTGGCCATTGGGATACCGCTGCTGGGGAGATGCCGATTGCTTCGGAGGCTGCGGTGACGGTCCCGCCGAGCAATTCAAGGGCTTGAGTTTTGTTCATGCGGCCAATGTTAGCACGCTTACTTTAAACGCTCAAGTGCTCTTACTTAAAATTAAATTAAGCTGTCTAACATGATTCCTTTGAAAGACCGGGTTGAAGAGATATTCAGGGACTTCAACCTGGAAGTTGGCAGTCTTGCAAAGGTTGCGGGAGTCTCGTCTTCTGCTGTTTCTCAATGGATAGGGAAAGGCAACGGGCGGCCCGTGCAAAGTATTGGCAGCCAGGAGGCAGCCGAGAGAATTGAGAAGCACACCGGCCTATGCGCCCTGTGGGTAGCGAAAGGCAAAGGCCCTAAGTACGCAGTCACCGGCACCCTGAACGTCACTGAGGCTGGCGACACCATGCAGGCCAGTGGCAGCGCGGGGCCAGCTCTGGAGAAGGCCGTTGAGAGCCTGGCCATGAATTTCACCAACGCAGACCCGTCCACAAGAGAAACTTGTGCCGCGTTGCTTTCAAGCCTTGCCAGAAATCCAGAAAACCACCAAAGAATAAGCACAGCGCTGCAGGCGTTGCTATTCAACAAGACCGAACCGGCATTGCAAGACCCTCAGTTAACACCAGAAGAAAAAGATCGGGCTAGGCGCCTGACGGAGGCCGCTCACGCGGGAGAACAATTCAACCTGTCACAACATGGCGCAAAGAAGTCTGTCACCTGAAAATACCCCACTGATACAACAACCTGGGCCGCAGCTAAAAACTGTCGCTGAATTGCACCGGATGTGCGTAAGCGCCGCACCATCCGAGCGCAGGACAAAGCTGTGGGAAGGGTTCGCAGCCCTGTACAACCGCATGATTGACGCCGGATTGTCTGGCCTTGAATTGTGGGTTGACGGCTCATTCTTGACTGAAAAGCCAGCTCCCAGAGATGTGGACTGTGCACTGTGGCTCCCGCAGTCTCACGTAGACAACTGCACCGATCAGCAGTACCATGAACTCCAACAGCTTGGTGACAAACAAGCCATTTCGCGCAAGTATCAGGTGGACCTGTATTTGATTCCACCAGAGGCACAAAACAATTTAATCTATTGGGAGGCGTTGTTTTCTATGACCAAAGACGCCAGCGGCACCAAGGGGTTCGCAAAGCTCTACCTATGACACCCGAACACACAAAACATCTTTCTGAGCAAGCAGAAGCATGGAGAGAAAAGGCATTGGCCAACCCAAGAAGCAGGGGCGCCAGTTTCTTTGCGAAGGCTTACGAAGGCTATGCAAAAGACAGCCAGGATGAAGAAGCACTGAGCCATGCAAAAGACGCCGGAGAGTTGCTAGACCTTCGATTTATCGGCCCTTATGCAGACCATGGAACTATCCCATTGGGTCAGTTCTTGAAGATCATCACGCCGTTGAACCTTGGCCTGAACCAGGCGGCGCACAGGCTTCGCAATGGAAAAGAGGCTGCAAGAGTCGGGCAGGATGTGAAAGACACCATAGCCCTAAAAATGGCGGGGACTGGTGGCGGTTCTACCCGCATTTTTGTGACCGGCGATGGCAGGGAAGACCTCACTGGGATCAGCCTGCTTGGCGCCACCTTAACCCAGACTTTCCGTTTATTAAACGCCGATGCAGATGACTTTTACGATGCCGTAGATGCCGTTGGAGGCATTGCGGCAAGGAACATCGGTGAAGCGCTGCAAAGCACAGAGAAAAGCGGCATGGCTGCTGAATTTTCCTGGTGGCGGCAAAATGACCCGAAGACATGGAAGGGCACGCCCGCAGAAATACACCGCGTAATTGACTTGATTGAAAGCACTAAAGAGCAGGAAATAATTGAGCAGAATTTGCGCGGATTTGTGAGTGCAATGGCTGAAACTGGAGCGATCCGGCTACGTGTGGACAACGAGCACCAGAAAGTACGCTTCCCGTTGAAACTGATGGCCGAAGTCCAGCGCCTCACACTAAGCAAAGAGGCTGGCCTGCGCGTCAGAACTGCCCGGTACTACGACTCAGTGTTGAAGAAAGACATCTTCAAACACACCCTGATTTCAGTGCTGCACTAGCGCCCGCCCTGCCCCACACAAACCACCCTCCGCGGTGGTTTTTTTACGCCTGAAACACGCTTACTGACCAACCGGTCATAAATAGATTAGCATTCTTACGTAAGAGTGCTTGACGTAAGCGATAAGTGCGCTTACATTACTCCCAAGCCGCCACCCACCGTTAGCGGCCCCACAAGGAGTGAACCAAATGTTTGATATGTCCCACGCCGAGTTCATGCAGCAGCAGGCTGCCGTCATCCGCAACCAGGCCATCCACGCCGCCCGGTATCGCGTTGACACCACCGCCGTCCTGGAAGTCCTGAACTTCCTGATTCCCCAGTTCCCAGCCGATGGCGTTGTCTCCAACGCCCTCACCGACGCCCTGCGCTCCATTGAGGCAGACATCGACAAACACATGGGTCACTGAGCCATGAAACGCCTGCACTACCTAGACCTCAACACACGCCCATTCGATTGGCAGGACCGGGCTGTATTTGCCGGGTGCCTGTTCGTATTTGCCGTGTGGCTTTTCATTCTGCTTTGGAGCTAACCCCATGAAAGCCCTACTCCACCCCATCGTGGCTTACCGCCTGACGCGCTACCACCTGGCCAGCGGCCTCACTTTTTCTAACGCCGTGAAGTCGGCACTTTCCAACCTCAACCGGAGCATCAACCTATGAGCACCCTAGACCTAATCCAGCGCGGCAAGAGCCAGCGCGCACCCCGCACCTTCCTGTATGCAACCCACGGCATCGGAAAGAGCACGTTTGCCAGCCAAGCTCCAAACCCCATCTTCATCAAAACCGAAGACGGCCTTGGCAGCATCGACACCGCCAGCTTCCCCCTGGCCACCAGCAGCGCCGAGGTGATGTCTGCTATCAGCACGCTGTACCAGGAAGACCACGACTTCAAGACCGTGGTTCTGGACAGCGCCGATTGGGCCGAGAACATCTTCCAGAAGGAGATTGAGGCGCAGTACGAGGCCAAAGACCTCGCCTACGGCAAAGGCGCGTTGATCTTGGCAGACAAGTGGCGCAGCGTGCTGGACGGTCTGTCAGCCCTGAACTACAAGAAGAACATGGCCGTGATCATCATTGGCCACTGCGAGATCAAGCGCTTCGACAGTCCCGAGGTGGACAGTTATGACCGCTACCAGCCAAAGCTGCAAGCGCGCGCCAGCGCACTGGTGCAGGAGTGGGCTGACTGCGTTCTGTTTGCCAACTACAAGACCATCGTCAAGAAGGAAGAGGTTGGCTTCAACAAACAGGTGGCCAAAGCCTTCACCAACGGCGACAGGGTGATCAACACCACCGAGACACCGGCATTCCTTGCCAAAAACCGCTACAGCCTGCCAGAGCGCATGCCCCTTGATTGGGCTGCATTTGCCGCTGCAGTGGCTGGCAAACCTGCCAAGAAGGGCGCTACAGCGTCCGCACAAGTTCCCCAACCCGCAGTGCAAGAAACAGCCACTGCATAACTTTGAAAAGTGAGTATCACCATGATGGATTTTTCTATTGACCTCGGCAATGTTGCTTCCAACTCCTGCCTCCCCGCTGGCGACTACGCCGTCCAGTGCGTTGGCGTGGAGTTGAAAAACACCAAAGACCTGAGCGGTAAGTATGTCGTGACGCAGTTTGAGGTGTTGTCTGGTGACCGCAAGGGCGCCCGCATCTTCACCAACTTCAACATCCAAAACCGCAACCAGACCGCGGTGGAGATTGCACTGCGTTCTATCAAGCAGTGGGTGCAGGCTTGTGGCCTTCGTGGTGACGAGCAGTTGACGATGGGCTTGCTGCAAAGCCTGCAAGGCAAGGAAGTGTTTGCCAACGTGGGAATCGAGCAGGACAAGTCGGGGCAATACGAGCCTAAGAACGTGATTAAGCGCTTCCACGTTGGCTCGACTCCAGCGGCAGACGGTAACCCCACCCCTGCAACGTCTGCTAAGTACCGCGCCCCCGCGGCTGCGGCACAGGCAGCAAAGAACCCCTGGGAGAAGTAAGCCGTGGAACTTCGCCCGTATCAAGAAGGCGCGCTGGCCGCAATTAGCGGCTGGTGGGAAGCAGGTAGGCAGGGTGACCCCATGCTTATCTGCGCCCCAACCGGCGCAGGGAAGACGGTGATATTTGCCGAACTATGCCGTCGCTTGTTGGCTGATTACCCTGGCGTGTCCATCTTGGTATTGGCGCACCGCAAAGAGTTAATTGAGCAGACCGTAGACAAGCTCACCACTTTGTGGCCAGAGGCGCCAGTGGGCGTGTATGCGGCCTCCTTGGGGCGGCGAGAGACGGCTCAAATCACTGTGGCCAGCCGCGACACGGTGGCCAGCAAGATTGACGACCTTGGCCACATCACCTTTCTGATTATTGACGAAGCGCACCGCGTCAGCGTCAAGGATGAGGGTCGCTACCGCACCATCATCAACACGCTAAAGTCCAAATATGCGGACCTGGTTGTGATTGGTTTCACTGCCACGCCGTACCGCCTTGGCCAGGGCAAGATTTATGGCCCCGGCAAACTGTTCGGCGACATGGCCTACCAGATAGGCCTACGCACGCTCATCGATGCTGGGCACCTGGTTGACTACCGCTTCCCGGTGGTGGCCGAGTCTGCAGTTATCAACACGGACGGCATAGCCACCATTGGCGGTGACTTTGACGAAGGAGAACTGGCCGAACGCGCCACCGCTGACGGCATGGTCAAGGCTGCCATAGACAACTGGCAAGAGCACGGCTCTGACCGCAAAAGCAGCGTGTTCTTTTGTGTGTCCATACTGCACGCAGAAATGGTGTCCGAGGAGCTACTGCGCCGCGGCATCCTGTGCCCCGTAGTCACCGGCATGACCCCTATGTCTGAGCGGGCCGCCGCCCTGGCCAGCTTTGGCTCGGGAGAGTTTCCTGCCATCGTGAACGTTGGCGTGCTCACCGAAGGCTGGGACTGCCCGCGCTGCGACTGCGTGGTGCTCCTGCGCCCCACACAGAGCGCCAGCCTGTATGTGCAGATGGCCGGACGCGGGCTGCGTACCTTTGACGGCAAGGCTGACTGCCTGATCATGGACTTTGGCGGCAACGTGCAGCGCCTGGGAAAGCCAGAGGATGCGACGGAGCCAGAGCCAACCAAGAAAAAGAAAAACGAAGGTGCAGGCTTCGGCCTCAAGCGCTGCGGTAAATGGGTAGAGGGTACTGGCCAAGAGTCAGGCGCATGGGCAAACGGCTGTGGCCATGAAAACCACACAGCCGCCAAAGAGTGCGCCGTGTGCCACAAGCCTTTCATTGACCACGCCGTCAAAGCCTACGGCACTGATGGACAGGGCCGCAAGCTGCAACGCTTTGCTGTGGAGAGTGTGCAGGCTGCTGTGATGACCAGCCGCGCCAGTGGCAAGGACTACGTGCGCGTGGCATTCAACTGCGGCCTGTTCCAGACTTTTTACAAAAACGTGATGCTGAAGTACCCCGGCTATGCAGGCGAGAAGGCAGCGCGAGAGTGGGCGCAACTCACAGGCGACAGCGTTGAAGGCGTTTACGCCGACATGAGCCAGTGCACTCCCAACGAAATGGTTGACGCATTTTCCCCAGTCACGGTGACGCACATCACCGTGGACTTGGCATCGAAATGGAAAGACATAACAGAGGTTGAATATGCAAACGATTGATTTAGATGCCCCGCTGATAGAACCAGCAACAGAGCGTGCCATAGACGATGCCATGGCAAAAGCGCAGTCGATGTCTAGCATGCGTGGCCATCTTGGGATGAGCGCTATTGGCGGGCCATGTGACCGGTTGCTATGGCTCAAATTCCGATGGAGCCTGCCAGACAACCCAAGCCCGCGCATCTTGCGGGTGTTCAAAGTTGGCCACATGCTGGAGATGGCCATGGTTGATTGGCTGCGTATGGTGCCAGGCGTTGAGCTGCACACCGAAGACCAAAAGACAGGCAAGCAGATCAATTTCAGCCTGTTTGGCGGCCACTTTGGCGGCAGCCTTGATGGCGTGATTAAAGGCATTCCAGAGGCTCCAAAGGCTTGGCATGTGTGGGAATGCAAGACTGCCAATACCAAGCGCTTTGCGGAGCTAAAGAAGACCGGCATCAAGGCATGGGCGCCGGAGTATTGGAGCCAAGCGCAGTGCTACATGGGTAGCATTGGCATGGACCGGGCGCTGTTCACCGTCATCAACAAGGACGACAGCAGTATCTACACAGAGCGGTTGAACTATGAGCCGATGGCATGGGATGCGCTTCAGGCCAGGGCGCAACGCCTGCTTGAGTCAGACCAGCCACCGGATGGCACATGGAAGTCGCCAGACCATTTTGAGTCGAAGATGAAGCTCAATGCGGACAGCGCACCCATTTACTTTAAGAAGGAACTGCCAGCACCAAACTGCCGTAATTGTCGGTTCAGCGCCCCGGTGCTTGAGGGTCAATGGGCCAGGTGGCTTTGCCGCAAGAAGGCTCACCTGCTGAGCTTGCCAGAGCAGCGCAATGGCTGTGACCAGCATGAGTACATCACTGGCCTGATGCCGCTCACATTTACCGGCGAAGTGCAGCATGGAATGGCCTACAAAAACACGGATGGGTCTACCGTTGTAAATGGCCCCGTTGCAGGTGACGACACGTTCAGCAGCAACGAACTGTTCCACATGGGGCACACGGGTTTCACACCGTCACTGATGTCAGCCCCCGACCTGGCTGTTTTTCGCACAGAGTTTGGCGGGAGATTTGTCAGCGGCAGTTTGGTGGAGGCCCCATGAGTAACGCATTCAATACATCGGGTCCATCAACGGTGCTGAAAAGCATCCCGCAGAAGACCGTCAAGCAGATGGTGAAGGACGCCAACCGCAAGAACCAGGAGGCCCCGCTTTGCACCTTTGTGCCAGCAGAGAAGGCCCAGAAGATGCGAAAGGCGGCAATTTAAGTGACACGCGAAGAGCAACTAATCGCAACCGTGCAGTCGGTTGTCACCAGCAAGGTGATGGCAAGCGTCAAGGACGGGGTGCACTCAGCGGTGGTGAAAGAACTCCGCAGGGAACTCAGCGCCATGCGTTCAGCGTACACCAAGGCATCCGTGCAGCGCGACCAGTGGAAGGCCAAGGCCGGTGAGTACCGCGACCACGCAACCAAGTACCAGCGTGCGCTGATTGAAGAAAGGAGTAAAAAATGAATCACCTCACCAAGGCCCAAAAGCGGGCCATAGAGGCCGATGCAAGCAGCGCCGCAGTGCAGGGCCTCACCCCGGCAGAAGCCTGCCCGTGGCCTAGCAATAGCCCTGAGAGCCTGCACTGGCTGGCGGTGTGGTTGTTGGCGAGGGGTGGCAAATGAACATCCTCGCCATGCTCATATTCGGCCCGCCCATCTTGCTGCTTTTCGCAATGCTCTGGGTGGTACATCACGCGCTGATTGCGCTGACAACAATTTACAGGTGGATTACAAAATGACCGTACCGAACCACAAAGGCATGAGCATGATTCCACCACCGCAATACTGGTGCCCTGTTCATGGAAACATCTACTACAACTTGCTTGTTTACGGCAGCAAACCGCTCTGCCCCGAGTGTGTGAAAGACTTGTTGAACACGCATCTGCCAACGCTGGAGGCTCCGAAATGACACTCCCACCACTACCCGAGCCCGCCGACTACATCCGCATACACGGCAACGTATTCACCGAAGCCCAGATGCTTGCCTTCCAAGCTGCCACGGTTGAGGCTTGTGCGAAGGTCGTTGACGATGAGATATTGAACTGGGATCAGGACAAGCTGCTAACCGCGATTGCGGGATATATCAGGAGTTTGCTCTACGCACCAAAGCAGGAGAAACCAGAATGACTGAACAACTGAAACAACTTGCCAATGAAGCAAAGCGGTTTGATGGTGGTGACTGGTATCTTGCAAAGCATCTGGTGACAGATTGGAAAATGGATAAGCAAGATGCCGCCTACATAGCCGCAGCCAGTCCTGATGTGGTGCTGGAACTGATTGCAGAGCGTGATGATGCAAACCAGCAGCTACGCAAAGAGCAGCTTACTGTGCAGGGATTGATTGCAGAACGTGATGATTTGCGTGCAGAACTGAGCCGCATCTACAAGCAGTCCGCGCAAGACATGGATGACGCAAGCGATGCAATGGAGTTTGCCGCCAAAGAACGCGACCAAGATAAGGCGTTGATGCGGGAGGCGTTGGATGCGCTGACAAAGCGTTACTCAATGAGTATGTATGCCAGCGTTCAAGCACTGTCCGAAGATAAACAGAAAACAGAAGATTCTGCTGTGAACAAACTTCGCGCACGGCTGGGGGGTGTATGACAGGCAAACGCATCAACCTAGAAGTTCCATTTGCTGACAAGGACAAAGCCAAGGCTCTTGGAGCCAAGTGGGATGTCAGCAAGAAAACATGGTTTGTCATGTCGCATCAAGGCAGCGACCTGTCTGCATTCCTGATGTGGCGACCCCATATCAATCGGATGCTGGAAAAAGAACTTGGGAGAACTGAATGAGCTTGATGACACAAGCAATAGTGGCTGAGAAGTACGGCTTGAGATTGACGGTTGACCAACTGGCAGAGGCATTGCAGCTTGCCAAGTCCACCATCTACAACCAAGTCGCAGCTAAGACGTTTCCAATTCCAACGTATGTGGAGGGCGGGAAGCGCTTTGCGCGTTATCAGGAGGTCGCTGAGTACCTTGACGGGTGTCTAGAGCGTGTAGGGTAGCTGGCTTGATCTGGGTATATCTTTTTAAATGGGACCAGTTTTTGTGACCGCTCACGATGCTCACCTGATGGATGTCGTAGCCATGCTCAAACATCAGACTGATCCCATGATGGCGAAGGTCGTGAAAGTGGAGGTCTTCTATCTTCAGCGCGACACAAGCATCGTGGAAAACCTTGGTGATCTGCTTCCCCCTGATGGGGAATATCAAATCACCTTCCCTCTTTTGCCGAAGGACAATCTCAAATGAGCCAGCCAACAATGGAACAAATTGGTCGTTCCCAATTTTCTGCTTCGGGTCTTTCCGGTCACGTACTAGCACAATACGAGACGCTTCGTCCAAGTCCGCCCAGCGAAGTCCTGCAATTTCCCCTCGACGCATTGCGGTCAGTCCAGCGAATTCAACAAAGTCACGGGATAACCGACCCTCGTGTTCTGTTAGCCATTCAAGAATCGACTCGGCTTCTGCTGATGTTGGTCGCCGCTCTCGCTGACTCGCTCCAGAAACCAGCCCCAGATACTCAAGCTTCGGACGCGAAGAATCAACGACTGCGAGAAGCGCTGGATTCGTATAGCGTAGGACCGTACCCAGCTTAGACAGGTCGCAGTTGATCTTGTACCCGCCTACGTCA